GTGCAACAGGTCGCCAAGTTTCGTGCCCTTGAAGTAGCCGACTAGATCACCCATTAGCGGAGGCTCCGCACGATGCGCTCAATGTCGAGCAGTTGTTTTTGGATGTCCGAAACCGTTTGCGTCAGGCTGTTTTGAGACGCCTTCACCTGCATGAAAAGGTAGTTGTAGTCCGCACCGAGTTCCTTGAGCGCGTCCACGGTCTTCTTGGCCGCGGCTTCGATTTCCTCGGCGGCCGTCTTCTGCTCTTCGGCGATCTTCTCCAGCGCGGCCGTCAGCGCCTCTTGCGCCTGCACCTGAATCTGGTGGGCGATGGAGAATTTGTCGGTTTCGGCCTCGGCCTGCCGCCGTAGGTTTTCGAAGAATTGCGCGCCGCCGTCGGCCGCGAGCGCCTCGGCATCGCCGCCGCCGGGCATGTTGCGCAGCGCCTGCCGCCGCTCAAGCGCGGCACGGCGTCGGAGTTTTCGCGCGGCTCGGCGATACGCGGGCGGTAGGCTCTGCTCCGAATCGGCCTCGGTGCCGCCTGCAAGCCCGATGAGCGTTTGTTGCCGCGTGCGGATGGCCGCTTGGATTGCGCGCTCGATGCCGCGGAGTTGCTCGTCGTACAGTTCCTGCGCGCGCTTGCGCGATTCGTCGGCGCGCTTGTTGATCTCCTCAAGCGCTTTGTTGCGGCGCTCTTCGGCGTCGGCGATCTTCTTGTCCACCTCTTCGCGCTTGCGCGCGAGCGCCGTGGCGCGCTCTTCGGCCACGTCAAGCGCCTTTTGCGCGCCCTCTAGATTTGCCTTCGCGGAGTCCTCCAACGCCTTCGCGGCCTTGAGCGCCGGGGACTCGGCCTTTTGAGCCATCAGTTGCTCGGCCACCGCGAGGTAGTCGGCATCCTTCGCGCCCGCGGCCTTCATAGCCTCGATAAAGTTCCCGATTTGCTCGGGGTTCAGTTTGCTGAATTCGGGGTTGTTCAGGACGGCCGCGAGTTGCTGAAGCGCGGACATGCCCGAGCCGCCGGGAACGGGCCCGGCCATGTTGAACGGGTTGGCCGCGCCGAGGTTGCCAACGCGGCCCTCGATGGCCGCTTGATTCATCAGCAGTTCGCCGGGCACGACCATGTTGCTACGCGCCTGCCCGCGCTCCTGAGCGCGCGAGAGGAACGCCGAGAAGCGCGAGAAGCCACGGCCGGGGGTGCCGCCGCCGACAGAGGCGGCGATGCCGCCGATGGTCGTCGAGATGCCCGACGCAAACGAGCCGACGGCGTCGCCGATGGTGCCGCCGACCTTGCTGGCCGCCTGCCCGACGATGCCGAATAGGTACTGAATGGCCGACGCGCCCTTTTCCTTGAACGTCTCCCAAACGCCGTCCCAGAGCGTTTCAAACAGTTGCGGCAGATCTTCAAGCCGCAAGCCGTCGATGATCTCGCGCACCTGATTGCCCCACGCGGAGAGGCCGGACACCACTTGCCGGATCTGCTCGGCCACGCCGCCCGCGAGCCGCTCGGCAAGCCGGGAAACGGCATCGATGATCGGTTGCAGGCTCTGGAGCAGTTCGCCGAACACGGGCGCGAGTTGCCGTCCGACGTTCGCCGCGAGGTTTGAGAACGAAGCCGAAAGCCTGTCGAGGAAATCGGCCGTGGTGAGCGCGTCTTTGTCCAAACCCTTCGACCGGGCTTGGTACTGCGCGAAAACCTCGTTGACCAACGCGGTGCGGCGCTCTAGGTCGCTGAGGCTATCGGACGTGCGGCCGAGCGTCGCCGCGTACTTGGACATCACCTTTTCGAGGTCAACGGTGATGCCGAGGTTATCGAGGATGAGTTTGGATTCGCGGCCGATGCCGAGCGCCAACGATTCAAGCGCCGCCGCGGCATCGAGGCCGACGGTGCGGCCGAGGAATCTGGCCACCTCGGCCAGTTTCGCGAATTCCTCCACGCTCGACGCGGCACCAAGCGCGGCCGCGCGGTTGGCCTGAACCATGAGGTTCGTGTCGGAAATCGTGCCCTTGGTGGCCTCGCGGAGCACGCCGAGCGCTTCGGGCAACGTGTTGCCCGTGATCTTCGCGAGTTTTTCAAACGACGGCGAAACGGCCTCTTGTTTCGAGAACGCGAGCAGCGAGCCTATGGCGGCCGCGCCCGCGCCTAGCAGGCCGATTTTGATGGCGTCAACGAGTTTGTCGGCGATAGCCGCGCCGAGTTCCGTGGCGGCCGTTAGAACGCCGCCCGCGGCGCCTGCGGCCGCGCGAACGCCGCCGCCCAGCGCGCCACCGACGAGCGGGATGCCCTCGAGCGCGCCGCCGACGATGTCGCCGCCGCCGCGAACGGCCGCGCCGCCGAGTATGCCCGTGGCACGGAACGCGCCGCCGAGCGGGTTGCCGGAGAAGAGCGCCTGCCCGGCCGGGCCGATGGCACCACCGATGCCCGAGACCGCCGAGCCGATGCCCGAGCCGACGCCGCGGAGCGCGTCGCGGAGCGCCGAGCCCGCGCGCCGCGCGCTCTGCGTCAATTGCGTCTCGATGGTGCGGCTAAGGGTCACCACGACTTTCGTGGACGCCGCCGCGGCCGCCTTGAATGAGTTTTCGAGCGCTTGCCCCGATTTCTCGACTGCATCCGTCAGGCGCTTCGATGCATCGTCGAGGCGTTTGAAACCGTCCTCGACCTTCTTGAATTCCGCGCCGAACGCGCGCGCGCCGCCTGCCATCGCGGCCAAAAGCCGCGTTTGCCGCTCTAGCAAGTCGGTGACGCGCTTGATGCTATTCGGGTCGAGACCGCTTGCCCCAGCCGACGATGCCGGGCTTGGGCCCGCTCCCCCCGACTGGCGCTTGATCGTGATGTTGAGTTCCGCCACCGACTGCTCCGAGGTTCGACACCACCGCTAGGTGGTCGGCAACGCACAAAAGGCCGAGCACAAGTCTATAGGTAACCGCAAGACGTTCGGGCTGTTCGCGAAGGCCGCCGGGAAATGGGAAGTCGCCCGTTTTCGATGCGTGCACGAGATCGAGCGCCGTGCCGTAGTGCTTGCGGTCTTTCGGTGGCGGCTTGCCGAGGCAGAAATGTTCCACCTCGGCAAGTATCAGTTTGGGGCTTCTTCGCCGTCCTTTTGCTGCTCGTCCATGAAGTAGAGAATGCCTTGCGTCAGCCGCTCGACGGGCTTTGAACGCTGGCTTTCCATCCATTTCTTCCATTTGTCGCCGCTCGATCCGCGGGGCGGAATTCCCTCGTCGCCGCGGTCAACGTAGGCCGCGAGCATCAGCGCGGTTGTTTCGGGCGCGAGAAGGTCTTTGGACGCAGCGCGCTGCCATGAAGCCTTCGTCCACGCGGAGGCGTCCTTCAGAAAAACAACGCCGAGACCGAAGTCGGAGAGATCGACTTCGGCCTCAAGCCACGACGTCTTGCGAAACCATGCGGGGTGTGCCATAGGCGACACCTTACCACATCAGGTGTTGTTGTCGTTGTAGGCGAGCACGGTGCACAAGTCGGTCTGCCCGGAGGCGAGCCGCGCCGTGCCCGAGAAGGTCACTTGCTTGTAGTCGCCGCCCGAAGACGGCGGCTCCTTCGTCTCGACGTCGAAGAGCGGGACTTCCAGTTGCCAAGCCGTGTTCTTCACGGTGATGGCCGTGCCCGTGCCGTCGATGGCGAACGGGAGCGCCGGGGAAACCGTCAGGACGGCCGAGGCAATCGCGGTGATCTTCGTGACGCAAACCTTATTCGAAGCCGAGTGCACGAGGATGATGTAGTCATCCACGGCGAGGCCCGAGGCGCTCGCCACGGTCACCGAGGTGGCACCCGAGGCCAGCGACTGGGAGCACGTCGTGTCGCCGGACGGCGTCGAGCCGTGGCCCATGACCTTCACCTTGCCCTGACGGAGTTTCCCGAGGCGCGTGAGCCGGAGGTAGTCCGTCGAAGCCATGATGAACGCGCCCGAGATTTCGAGGCTCGGCGCCTTGCGGTAGGCGCGCGTCCACGTGAGGTGCTGGCCTGCGTCGGTGTTGTTGGCGTGGAACGAAACCGAGAGGTTGTTTGAGTAGTTGAGCGACAGGTTGATGAGGTCGGTCGTGTCGCCCTGATAAGACGGCAGCGTGCCCGTGTCGGGAGCCAATTTGAGGTCGATGTACACGTTGCCCGTGGTGTACGGGTCTTGCGCCGGGAACGTCGGCGAAGGCGCCGCGGAGGTGAGCGGCACCTCCTGATTCACGAAGATGCGGTTTTGCAAACGCACCTCTTCGATGTTCGTGCGGTCGAAGGCCATCGTGAAGCCGTTGAACAGCACGCCGCGGAGCGCGCGGCCCGTGTCGGTGTTTGAGCCCGTGCCGCCGAAGCCCGACGTGCCCGCGCCAATGGTGCCGTTCCAATACTGCTCGATGCCGTGGTACGACGGCAGGCCGTTCGTCTTCGTGAGCGTAGCGTTGAGCAGGAAAGAGATGTTCTCGGGGAACATGGGCGTTTCCAAGGTGCCCTCGGCCGCGTTGCGCGAGGTCATGACCTTGTACTTGACGCCCGGATCCTTGTGCTCGGTGTCGATGGCCTTGGCCGTGATCGTCTCGCCCGCCTTGAGGCCGTCGGTGAAGATCGGCACGTAAAAAGGCGCGGTCGTGTTGAAGGCTTCGGTGCGGCTGGTCGGCGTCGAGTTGACGTTCGCCCGCAGATACATCATGTCGTTGAGAATGTCAGCCATGTTTCACCTAGTTGTAGATGCGTCGAGGCCCGCGCAAGGTCAGCACGCCCGTCCAGAGGTAGGCCCGCGGCGGGCCTTGCCCATTGGTCAGTAGCGGCACGATCTCGCGGGGCACGAGTTCATATTGCCTGATGGTGGAAGAGCCAAGGTTGGAGCCGCGGGCGGCTCGGTTGTACAGAATTCCCAAGAGCACGTCGGCGGCGTTCTCGATGGCCGCGGTGCTCGCCGCGCCCTCGGCCGCGCGGTACATGATGGCGAGCGGCACCGTGACGTATTCGTAGTACTGGCCTTCGACAAAAGCCTCGTGGCCCATTGCGCCCATGCGCGCGCAAATGAGCGGCAGGCGGTCGGACTGCAAGAGTTGCTCGATGTCCTGCGGCACGATGTTGCCGTCATAGAAACGGAATTCGGTTAGGCCGAGCGCGGTGTACGCCGTCTTCGTTTGCAGATAGGCCCAGAAGTCGGCCTGCATGTCCGTCCAAGGTGAGGTCACGTCGAAGCCCTCGGCAGCACGTTGCTGTTAAGCCATTGTTCAATAGTGGCGTCGAGCACCTTATCCAAGGCGCGGAGATCCCAGATTTTCGCGTCATCCTCGTGCCCGACCACCGCGCCGAACGGGTCGCGCATTTCGCGCTGGAGCGGCCCGCGGTAGTTCTGATGCGGGTCGATGTTCGCCGCGAGCGGCCGCGTCCACGTGAAAAACGTGGTGGCCTCGGCGAGCGCGCCCGTCCAAAAGTACTTGGCCCAAATCACACCGTTGGCCGAAGGGTTTGCGTAGTAGCCGAAGCCTTGCTGCCGGGCGTCCACGGTGATGCCCTTGACGCTGCCCATGCCACCTTTGCGCCACCGCTCGGACTGCGATTTGCCGATGCTGTCGCGCGCGAAACCCCAAAAGTCTGACCAGTCCTCTAGGCGCTTGTCGAGTTGCAGCAGCAACGCCATCGCGTCCTGCTCGGTTTCGACGGTGACGTTGGCCACCTAGCGCACCTTCTCGACGGCAATCGTGGAGGGGAAGCGCCGCTCGTTGTAAACCTTCGAACCGTCGAGGCCCGCCACGTAGCCGCGCGTCAAAATCGTCGTGGCCGCGCTGCGCGCCTCGGCCATGAGGAAGTCGGAGTATTTGGCCTGCTCGTTTTGCTCGGGCGAAACCTTCACGAGGTTTTGCCTGATGTACCACGATGATGCGACCTTGAGCCAGATTTGCCCGATCTCGGGCGGCACGCTTGTGAGCGTCCATAGGCTGCGGTCAAAATCGGCAAACATCGTATTCACGAACACGTCGGCCTCGGTTTCGGCCAATGTCGCGCGCGTCGAGACCAACGAGGGGAAACCCTCTAGGAAGTCAGCCGCGGCCACGAGTTTTCCGTAAATGGCCATCAATCCTTCTCGTGCGCAAACCAAGTCACGTATCGGTCTTGGCTTGCAAATTGGCTATTGCTGATCGAGATGGTGAAGCCCGTTTTGCTGATGCCCGTGGCCGTCCACGTCGCGCCTGCGATCTCGTCGGCACCGTTGGTGACGACGAACACGGCCGGAGCCTCGACGAACGGCGTCACGAACGTGACGGCCGTGGTGGCCGAGCCGCCCGCCGAGAAGGTCACGAGCGTTTGGCTGAGTTCCAGCAGGCGGCCTTTGAATCCCACGCTCATGTCGTCACCTCTTGCTGCGAGAGCCAACGGCGTCGGAGCGCCCGGCCCTCTTCGACGGCTTCTTTGTAGTAGATCTCGGGCACGGGCACGAGGTATGAAACGTCCCCAAAACCGAGGCCGAGACTGTCCCAAGCCGACGAAGCCACGCGGCCGGAGTTCTCGCGCGTTTCAATGGTACGCCATTCCTCAAGAGTCAGGACGCGCCATAGGTAGCGCCCCATCACGCCGTCGGGCGCGACCTTGCCGAGCATGTCGCGCGGCACCTCCATGCGGAAGTGCACGATGCCCGCCGCGGTAGCCTCGGACACGATGCGCCGCCGCTGCACGGCGCGGATGTGCGCCGCGAAACTGAGGAAGAGGTTGTTGCGATTGATGCGCCACGCCATCAGAGCGTCCCGTCGATGTAGTTGATGGCCTCGGAGCGTCGGCCTTGGCGCGTGACCAGTCGGTTGACGGTCTCGCGAAATCGGAAGCCCTCGAAAACGGCGTGCCGGGCGATGTTGTCGGCACCGTCTAGGCCGATGTCCTCCATGTCGGCCGAGCGCCGCGTGGCCCTTTTCGCGTCGGCTTGGTTGACGCCCTGAATGGTGACGGGCTCGACGCCGGGCGCGTCGGACGGAGCGGGCGCGGCCTCGGGCGCTGGCTGCTCTGCGCCGGGCGCGGCCTGCTCGCCGGGCGCGCGCGGGCCGGGCGGCTTGGCCTGCGCCTCGTCGCGCTTCGCGATGTCGCGCTTGAGCACCTTGTTGGCGTCTTCCATGGCGCGCTCGATGCGGTCGAGCGCCTTATCCATCGCGGTCTTCTGAAGCCCTAGGACGGGCGCTGCACCCTTCTCCACGTCGGCCTTGGTGTTGCCACCCGCCGGGGCCGGGAGCGCGTCAGAAGCCGCCGCATCGAAGCCCATGGCCGAGCCGCCCAGAGTGCGCGTGACGCTCTTGACGAATACGCGCACGTCTAGCGTCAGTTGCTTGCGGAAGGTCGAAAGTTGGCGGCGCGAAGTTTCGAACGACGTGCCGACGCCTACGGGGAGCGCGGCGATCCGTCGCACGGTCTTCTTGCGGAGCAGCAGTTCAAGCGCGAGCACGGCCGCGAGCGCCTCGCGCCACGAGATGCCCTTTTGCCGCTCGATGTCCTCGATGGCCTCGCGGTGAATCTGAGCGAAGCCCTGCCACGTCATTTCAGCGCCCAGCCGACGACGCCGCGCGTCGTCTCAAGAGGTTCACACTCGACGCCTTCGGGCTGCTCTTCGTAGACCACGCGGCCGTCGGCGGCGAAGCCGAGCACGTGCGATGGCATCACGATGGTGGGCGCGCAATCGTCCACCTGATAGCCGCGGCGTCGCATCCCGTCGATCTGCGCACCGTTGACGTCCACCGATTTCGAGCCTTTGCGCATCCTGCGCGAGGGGTTCGCGCGCTCGGCTTCGCGCTTCTTCTGCGCGTCGGCCGCCGCGGTTTCCTTGAACACGCCGCGGAGTTCGTTGACGTCTCGGCCCGTGGCCTTGACCTCCCACGTGCCGTCAGGGTTTGTGGTTTTTCGTATTGCCACCGCGAAGCGCCTCTTGGATGAGCGCGGCGTGCGCCGGGTTGGCCGCCGATTCGCCGGGGAAGTAGTACGGGCCTTGCTTGTCGGGCGGGGGAAGTTTCTGCGCGGTCACCTTGTCGCCGTTCACGTCGATGAAGATGCCGTCGGCCGCTACGCTGTAGCCCGCCTTCGGCACGTCGCCGAAGTAGAGTTTGGACGCGAGGAAGCACCACGCGACAGAGCGCCTGCCGTCTTCTGGCGCGCAATCGCGGTGGTCGATGATTACTTGCTGCACGGGCCCGGTCTGCGTGTCGCGCTGCGGCAGGCGGCACACGTGCCACCTGTCGCAGCCGCGGTTGTTTGCCGCGGGCTGCGAACAGGTCGGACGGTTGCGGTCGGGAAGTTGCCCGGGCCGCGGCGTGTGGGGGTCAAATTCGCGGAGGATATCTTTGGCCATGGCCCCCACACTATCACATCACGTGGTGACGGTGTAAACGACGCCCTCGGTCGGGTAGATGCAGGCCACGTCGTAGTCGGCCGAAGCCGCGAGGTTCATGGCCTTGTTGTTGCGGTCGTCCCACATCTCAACGAGAAGATCGGACTTCCACGCCATGCCGATGGTGCGGCCGCTGAAGACCATGTTTTGGTACTTGGCCGGGCTTCCCGTCGAGACGATGCACGTGCTGAAGCCGATGCGAACGCCCGCCACGAGGTCGTAGGTGCCAGTCACGGCAGCCGACGAGCCCGCCGCGCCGCGCACCGAAGCCGAGAGGATCGCGCCCGACGAATCCAAAAGGAGATCGTCCCACGCGGAGGTGTGCATGGCCGCGCGCACGAAATCCAGTTGATCCTTCGCCGCCGCGCGAACATTGGCCGCCGCGGCCAAGAGTTTCGCGAGGGACGCGGCCGTGTCGCCTTCGTCAACGGTCGTGCCCGTGAAGTTGGCGTATTCGGCCGCGCAATCGGCGTCCATCTTCACGGCGACGGCCTTGCCGACCTGTTCGCCGTAGACGGCGAAGACGTCGAACGAGTTACGACGGCGCGCCTTGTCGGTGAACGACATGGCCACATCGATTTCGTACGGGGTGAACGACACCTTCGCGACCGTGTCGGCCGAGAACGTGCGCGCGTTGGCTTCGGTGTAAGCCGCAGCCGTCACCGCGCCGACCTTGATGGCGTCGTAGACGTTGCCGGGGCCCGCGAACGGAATTTCGGTGATGCCGAGCGCGCGGAAAATGCGCGCGTTTTCGGCCGCCGCGTACACCTGTCCCTTGATGACGGGCAGCGAGTTCGCCAGCGTCGTGACGGTCATTTCGTTTGCCATGAGATCCTCTCCTTCGCCAGCCATAGGCTAGCCTTTGATGTTGATTCGACCTGCCAAGGCTTGCATCACGAATGCCTGCCGCGCGTTTGAGTCGTTGCCGAAACTGTTGAGTTTCGCCGTGTACTCCGCTTGGCTCATCGTGTCGCCGCCTTGTTGCGTCGGTGATGCCGACGCGGTGCCGCCGCCGCCTCCACGGTTGGCGCTTTGGAGGAGCCATTTGTTTTGGCTCACGTACGCCTTCGCGAAGTCTTCGACTGCAACCATGCCCACCGTCGGATCATCTCGGAAGTAGCGGTTGTCCTCGCCCACCTTGAGGTCGGGTCGAAGGATCCGCACGACGGCCTCGGGGTCGGTCACCCCCAAGCCCGAAACCACCGTCCGAAGGTGCGATTCACGCTCTGCCGTGCGTTTGGCCTCGTCGGCCGCGCGGAGTTGCGTTTGCATGGTCTCAAGGGCTTTTTGCATGGCGGCCAGTTGGTCGCTCGACTTCGCCGGGCCCGACGCCGGCGGCGTCGTCGCGGGTTCGTCTTGCACCGTCTGGAACCGCTGAAGCAATCGTTCCTCAAGCCGCTTCGTGTGGTTCGTGATAGCCGGATTCAGCATCTTGGGGAGGATCCTTTCGAGCGCCGCGGCCACGGCGGCCTCGGTACGCGCGTCGAGATTCTCAGGGCTCCCAGTCTGCTGTGCCGCTTGCGGTTGCCCGCTGTCGCCCTGCGGTTGGGCGTGTGTCGCGTCGGACATGTTGTGAATCTACTTCCGACCGCAAGACCTTCCCTCAAATAGAGCCTAGCACGTCTCCGTTGGGGTCGGCGTCTTCGTCGTAGTCGGCCGCGGCGAGTTCCGTTTGGATGGTCTGTTGCGTCGCGGTGTCGAGGTTGCCGGGCAGTTGTGACGCCACGTAGCCCGCCCAAGTCTTGCGCCACGTCGGGCTCTTTACGCGGTCGTACACGGCGTCGCCGACGTCGGCGATGCGGTCAACAGCCATCATGTCGAAAGACTTCGTGCGAATGATCGAGCCTTCGAACGCGCGCGCGTCGGGCGCGTACTCGGCAGGGGACACGTAGCGCGTGACCACCTCGTGCAAGTGTCGGTCTGCGCTGTCGAGGTTGTCCGTGAGGCGCGACAAGGTCGGCTGCTCTGCCGTCGAGAATGACCACGCCATCGACACGCCCGAGCGCGACGAGCCGCCGCCGGACTGCAACACGGAATTCGGGTCGATGCCCGCGAGGTTGAAGCCTTGACGGATCGCCGAGTCAATGAGGTTTTCCCGAATGTCCATGCCCGTCGCGTCGAGCGCGAGGTACTTGGCGTCGGAGTCGGCGTCGGCGGGCAGTTTGATGATGTGCGAGGCGTCGGCCGCGATCTCTTCAAGGTCTTGGTTCACCTTGAGCACCAGTTGCGGCGAGCCGTGGAGGTACGACGCAAATGCCTGATCGGAGTCGAAGGAAAGTTTGCGAAGGTCGGCGCGACTGATTTCGTCGATGTAGGAACGGCCGTGCATATGCCCGAGTTGATGCGCATAGAACGGCACGACGGGCACGAGGCCGAGGCGGTGCTCCCATTCGACGGTCAAGACGGGGTCGCGGCCGTTCTTTTCGTCTTCGACGCTGAGGCGGTATTCGCGGCCGCCGACGCGGTCGAGGATGCGCCAGATGCGCACGGCCTGCGCGGTCGCGAGCGGCCCGGCCTGCTCGATGATCGAGCGCTTGAGCACAATCCATTCAAGGCGGCCTGCGCGGTCAACGCTCCAGTTCAGGGCTTCTTCGGCCGTCCAGACCTCGGCGAATGGGAGCGGCTCGGCCGCGCGCGAAGGCGCGGGCTCGGCGAGCCGCGGCTTGTCCACCACGAGGAAGGCGATGCCCATGGTCAGCGCTTCGCCGAGCGCCTCGCCGAGCAGTTTGTCAACGGTCTTCGATGCGCCGTCGGCTTGTGCGTCGAATGCGGCGAGTTCGTCGGCATACTGCCCGACGTACTGGCGATTCGGCGCGGAGCGCGTGAGCGCGCCGCAAATGCGGTTGATGGCCGGGCCTGAATAGCCGAGCGATTGCGTGAGCGCGAGCCGTTGAGTGTAGGCCCGCTGGGATTCGTACTCCCCCTGCGGCAGCCACGGGCGTTTCTGCTCTTCGGTTTCGAGGCCGCCAGTAAAGGCGCGGTAACGCAGCCAGCGGTGCACCTGTGCGACGTACACCGGGTGCTTTTGGTCGAGGGTCTTTTTTAGGTCGCTCATGTCATTCCATAGCGTGGCTGCGCACGGAAGGCGCTTGGCCCATGATGCCGCATCAGCCAATACCCTAGCGCGTCGGAGGCGTGCGTTAGGGCGGCGTCGCGCTTGTCGAGGCTGCCGCCGTCGTCCCATTTGACGCGCTCTAGGTCTTCGATGAGGCGCTTGGCCGACGGGTCGATGGCCACGCGGTCGCGGCCGAAGAGCCAGTTGACGGAGTTGACGCGGTCAACCTGTCGCGGGTTGGACGCGAGCACATCGAGCCGCGGCGCGAGCGGTCGAAGCGCCTGCATGAGGATGGCGTACGTCGTCGTGCCCGTTTGGACGTTGCGGGCCGAGCCCGCCGCGTCGCCGTAGATCGAGACGCCGGAGCGGTGCGCCGCGTAGCGCTCGACGAGCAGGCGGGCCATGTCCTCCACGGAGGCGTTGTCCAAGACGTGCTCGGCGACAACGCGGAGGTGCCCGGCCACCTCTTGCCCGACGACGCAGCAGAGGGGCGTGACGTTGAAGTCAAACGCCAGCGCAAGCCGTTCGCCGGGCTCGATGGCGCACGGCCGGACGTGGCGGCCGCGGTCGAAGCCGACGTAGGCGCGCGTGCCGTCGAGCGTCACGAATTCGCCACCGAGTTCCTGCGCGAGCATGCGTTCGGAGTAGGTGGCCTCAAGCGCCGAAAAGTAGTCCGCGCTTAGGTGCGTGTTGTCGCGGCTCGTGGCGCGGATGAGGCGGCAATCCGGGTTGGCGTCGGCCACGTGCCGCTTCCAGACGTGGTCGTAACCGTTGGGCGTCGTCGTCCAGAGGTAGCGCGGTCGGTCTACCTTGCGGCAGCGCATGCGGCCGAGCACGACGTTGACGGCCTCGGTCGAGGCGTCGCGGACTTCATCGGCCCACCACGAGCCGAATTCGGCACCGCGGAGCATGTTGTAGTTTTCGGTCGAGCGCACGCGGATGAGCGCGCGTTGCGGCCCGATGTAGAGGTCACCGTCGCGCTTGTGCCAGTCGAAGTCTATGCCGAAATCCTCGGCCGCGCCGAAGAGTTGCGGCATGACGGCGTCTTTGAGTTGTTGGTACGAATTGGCCGTGGCGAGGTGAATGGAAGTCGGATAGGTCAGCGCGCGCACCATGAGCCAGCGCGCGCCAAACCACGTCTTCCCGCCGCCGAGGCCCGTGACCATGGCCACGTAAGGCTCGGCGGCCGTCATGGCCTTCCATTGGTGCGGCAGCAGGTCGAGCCGGACGGTCACGCCTTCGGCGGCGCCTGCTGGATGATGATGGTCGGCGCGGCCGTCGTCGGCTTGTCGTTGTCGTTGGGGTCGGGCAGGCCCTGAGACGCGCGGCGCACCTCGGGGTCGAGGCGGTCGGTGAGCCAGCGCAGCGTGGCGAGGTCGCCGGACTGGATGGCGGCCACGCGCGCCAAACGCAGCATTTCGAGGCTGCTCGCGGCCCTCGCGCGCGCGCACGACGCGCGAAAAGCCGGATCGGCCGCCTGCCAGTCGTGCGCGGTGCGGGTTGCCACGCCCGCGAGCATGCAGGCGGCATCGAACGTCGCAAGCGGTTCCCGCAGATTCTTGAGGATTTCAGCCTTAGCCGCCGCGTTCGGGTCGTTCTTGATCTTTTTGATTTTCCCGGCCATCGGTGGGCATTGTCACGGTATCGGCGAGGAAGCGCAAGAATGAATCGACGGACGTTGCCACAAATCCGAGGCCGCCGCATGCGTTGAGGTCGGCCAGAAAAGCGCGCTGTTCGGGCGTCGGAAACTCGCCGGGCACCTTGACCTCGACGGCCATGAAACGCCCGTCGGTGAGAAATCCGATGAGGTCGGGCGTGCCCTTCGGCGCGCCTTGCACGATGCTGCCCGCAAACGATTTGAACGTGCCGGAGTTGACGCGAAACACCCGCCCGATGGCGGGGTGCTTCCGCGCGGCCTTGACGATGGCGGCTTGAATCTCGGATTCCTTGACGGTGCGCGGGTTGGGCATGACCTACTCAAGACGCTGAGCAAAAATACTCAACGTCGCGAGCGTAACCGACCGGGCGAGGCCGCCGCAGAGCCAAAGCCCTAGGACGGCCTATAATCGATTCCTGCCCTCGGTTGGTGTGGTCGGACGTCTCGGCCCCGCCGAAGCCCCCATAAGGCTCCCTGAAGCCCCTGAAGCCCGTTTGCGCAGCCGCTCGACGATGTCGGCCACCTGTTCCGGCCGGAGGCGGCTCCGTTCCTCGACGGGCGGCAGGGTCGCGAGCGGGTCAACGTCGAGCGCGGCTTCCCGCCGCACGGCGGTGACCGCCGCAAAGAGCGCCGCGGTCGGATTCGTCACGGCGGCCTCGAGGCGCAAGACGCGGTCAACGGCCTTGGCCAGTTCGCCGCCGTCGATGTCGCGGAGCGGCGCGGCGTGCACCGCGAGCGTCGAGGGGTCGAGGTCGAGCCGGAAGGCTCGGCAAACGAGTGCAACGGCTTGGACGGCGTCCATCAGACGGTCTTTCTGCCCACAAGTCGGGCAACGGGGTTTCCGGCCTCGGCAGCCAAAAGCGTTCGCGCGGCGTCGAGCGTGTCGGCGCCTTTGACGGTCGCCGCGGAGTGCTGGCCGCGTTGGCCCGAGTCGTACGCGCCGATCTCGACCCGTTCGAAGTTCTCGGGCCGGAGCACCCAGCCGAGGGAAGCCGTGAAGCGTTTCGAGCCGTTGAGGGCCGGGGAGCGGTTGACCGTTTCGAACACCTTGCCCCAGTCGAGGTCGGCGCGATCCACCCGGGCCACGGCCTTGACGAGGTTGGCCGTGACGGCCGGGGCGGGCGGCATGCCGGGGGCCGCGGCCGAGTTCCAAAGCGCCGCCACCTCGCGCGCGCGCGCACCCGCGTTCACGCTCACGCTAGTGAGCGTATCTCTATCTCCCTCTCCTTCTCCTTCTCCGGCCCTAAGCGGGGGGTTTAGGGGCGCCCTAAGCGGGGGGTTTAGGGCGGCCCTACGGGCCTCGTTAGGTAGCGCCAAGCGGGTCACACGTTCAATGGATTTCCCGCGCAAAACGTCACATTTCGGATTTACCAAGCGCCCGTCATCGGTCGTTTTGAACATCCCTTGAAGCGCTTTGAGGGAGCGCCTCAACGTCTTTTCAGAGATCCCTGAAAGGCGGCTCAAAATTTTTGGATCGGCGTTGATCGAGCCTTCACGCCATTGAAACCACAGCAGCACGATGAACACGTAACGCACCTCGATGTCGAGCGCGGCCACCCGTTCGTCGTTGAAAAACGCATCGCCGTAAAACGGCATCCATTCCTGAATCTTGTGCTTCGACATGCTTCTCCCCTTCGGTCGGTAGCCTAGGCTATCAGCCATTCCGCGACAATGTCACCGAGTTCGGCGTCGAGGTCGTCGTGCCGTTTCAGGTACTCGCGGCCGTAGCGGTCGAGCACGCCTTCCACGGTCTGGCCGATGCGTTCGCCGCGCGCCCAGAGCCGTTCGGGCTGTTCCTCGCCGACGACGTGCCGGAGCCACCATCGGCCGACAATGGCCGCGTACTTCTTGCGCATGGCCTGCGGGTAGGTCACCTGTCGAATCTCGGTGCGAAACTCGGGCACGAGCCCGCGCACCTCGTCGGGGTGGTCGGCTTCGAAGATCGCGCCGACGAGCAGCCAGCGCGGCCAGTCGGTCACGGCCTGCTGGTGGAGGGTTTGTAGGCGGTACTCGAGCGGGCACGCGCCGCCTTCCCAACGCGCCTTCGATTTCTTCGACCAAACCGTTTTCACCTCGATGCCGTGCGTCCCCCAACGCCCGTCGGGCGTCGCCGCGAGCCACGGGAACGCCTTGCCGCGCATCGTGGCCAAGTTCGTCTCAAGCGCGCCAAGCGGCTTCGGTTGGTCGTCGCTCGGTTGCAGCGCCTCGGCAAAGCGTTCCAAAATGAGCGGTTCGTAGCGGTTCCCGGCCACGGTGTACTCGTTGCCTTCGTCGTCGGCTCCGAGCGCGCCCAATTTTTCGAGGAACACGGCCCGAGGGTGCACGTGCGCGGAAATGCCAAGCACCGCCGCGGCCTCGGAAGCGCACACGGCGGTCTTGCGGTCAAAGTTCGGGTCGAACGTCATGGTTTGTAGTGCTCCTTCAGCACGGGGAAAGATTCGTACAGGCGCGCCGCGTAGCGCGTCCAAGTGTTCCGTTCGTGCATGCGTTGCACGTACAAGAGTTTCGGGACGTGCACGATGCGGCCGACCTTGTAGAGCCGCACCATGAGGTCGTAGTCGTCGGCCCAAACGAGGTCGCGGTAGCCGCCTGCGAGGTCGTAGCCGCGCCGCGTGAACGCGCGCACGTGGTTTGGGCATACTGGCATATGCTCGATCACGCGCCCGGCCGAGCACGTGCCATTGACGTCGGGCGCGCTGGCAACGTCGATGGCCCGGCCGCGCCACACCTCGGTGCGGTAGTGCCAGTCCGGCGATTTGTAGCGGTTGCACGTGCCCGTCTCGGGGTAGTACTCCGAGAAGTCGGAGTAGGCCATCACGGCTTCCGGGTGCGCGCGAAACGTGCCCAGCAGGCTCGTGACGGCGTCTTCGGTGAGCCAATCGTCGTGGTCGAGTTCCACCAGATAGTCGCCGCGCGCGAACGCGCACGCCGCGCGCTTCAGGAAGCCGATGCGGTTAACGGGATTCATCGGAAACACGCGCACGCGCGGGTCTCGGTAGTTGTGCAGTTTGAACACGGTGCCATCGGTTGAGCCGTCGTCCACCACCACCCATTCCCAATTCGACCACGTTTGCGCGCGCACGGTTTCGTACGTCTCGTCGATGAATCGCGCCGCGTTGTGCGTGGCCGTGAAGATCGAGACGAGCGGCAACGAGTTGTCCGTGTCGCGCAGTTGCCTGAGGTGGTTGGCCTGCGATAGGTCATCGATCTCGGCCGCGGTCGGCATGGCCTCGCGATGCACCCAGTAGCGTCGAAGCCAATACGGCATGCCGTTCATGCAAGACCGATCCCACGAGGCTCCGACGGTCACGATGACGGAGTAGGTGCGGCCGCAGAGGAAGCCGCGCGCCTCATGCTCGTGGCAAACGTCCACGCGGTGCGTCTGCGCGTCGCTGTAGTCGGGCTTTTCGGCCAAGGCGGCCTCGGCTTGGCAGATGACCAGCGCGCTATGCATCGACGGCTCCGAAGAGGTCTTGCACGGGGTTTCCGTGGTTCCATAGGTTGATGGCCTCGACGACGCTGGCCGTCGTCTCGGTGCGTTTGCCGCACGGCTCGCAAACGTATGCGAACGGCCGCGCCAGTTCGTTGCGGTAACGAATCTCGGGAAGCCCGTTGCACGTCGCGCACGGGTTGGTCTTGCGTTTGTTCATGGGGTGTCCTTTTGTGGTTGTCAGTTCGCCGCGAATCCGGCCGCGTCGGCCGGACGGTCAGACGAGCGCGGTTTGCCGCAGCATCCGCGCGCGGTATTGCGCGCGCTTTGCCGCGCGGTACGCCTCGGCCGCGGCCGGGTCGGCCATGACGCGCAGCCGGAATTTCCGCGCCGCGGCTCGGCCGGAGGCGCGCTTTTTGTCGAGGTAGCCGGGCACGGCCTTCATGGCCGCGTGATACGCGCGCGCGTAGACCGCGTGCGCCGCGCGCTGCTTTGGCGTGCGTTTGGTTCCTTTGCCTGGCATGTGGTTCCTTACTTCTCGGCCTGCTTTTTGATTAGGTAGTTGCGGTGTTTGCGCGCCGCGTATGCCGCGCGCTTGGCGGGGTCGGCCATCGTCTTGTGGTAACTGAGCACCTTGCGCTTCAATCGGTTTTCGTACCACCCGAAAACCTTGTCCTTCATGGTGTGGTAGTAGGCTCGGTCGTACTCACGCCAGCGCGCAATCTGCTCAGGCGTCGCCTTGTAGCCTTTGCGTGGCATTAGCCGTCCTCCTCGACGCCGTCACGGACGCGCCGCAAGTCCATGCCGTCGTTCCTGTCGATTTCGAAGGCCGACAACATGCGTTGTTCCATGAAGCGGTTGAAAAACCGCGTGAAGGCCGCGTCGTCGAGCAGTTCAAGGCGGCTTCGGGTCACGTTGAAGACCGACCAAGAGTCGGGCCGACGCCGCACCTCAAACACCTCCATGCAGTACGTCAGGAACATCGACGGCTCGTGGTAGTTCGATTGTTGCGCGCCTTCGATCTGGTCTTTGATGACGTCGGCGGGGTTGCGGGGTTCGCTCATGACTTCTCCTTTTGTTCACGTTTTTCTTTTTTGATCAACTGCTGACATGCGTATGTCAAAGTTTCGAGGGTTTTGAAAAACTCCTCGCCCGTGATTTTTTTGGGGGAGACGAACACGCGCGATTTTTCTACCAACGGAAACTCGGTTCCAACGAACAGTTCAAAGTTCAAACGGTTGTCGGTTTCGTGCAATGTCAGCACTAACTTCGGAACGAAGTTTTTTTGTTTTTCGCGGAGTTCCAGTTCTTCTTCAGGACTCACGGTTTCACCTCCCTCAGCCGCCGAATCTCGGCGGCCGCGGCCTCCATGGTTTCGGCGAAACGGTCGGGCCATTCGGCCGTCTCGCGCACGTAGTAGCGCTTCACCTGATTCAACGAGCCTTCGAAGACGAAGCACACCGAAATGACGTCGTCCATTTTCTCGACGACGATGCGCAGTTGCGGGCCTTCCTCGGCCGAGCGGAAATCGGCCGCCTCGCCGATGTCGCCGAAGGTCACGGGGTCACCTCCTCGACGATGCCCGAGCGGATGAGGCGCGCCGCGCCGCGGAGGATCGCGGCGGCTTCTTGGTCGGGAATGGTCACCGAGCGCCTCGACGCCAGCGCATCGACGACGGCCGCGAGCATTTCGCGCATGTCGTCGCGTTCGAACACGCGCCGCAGTATCGGCCGCTCGTCGCCGTCGCGCAGGCCGGAGCAGAACGCATCGAGCACGAGCCCGAGTTGATCGGCCAGCGCGTGCAGGCGGTCGGCGCACGGCTGGCAGCACGCGCCATTGGTGTGCCACGAAAGGGTCAACGTGTCGTCAATGTTGACACTCAGCGCGGCCGTTTGGTGGTCGATGAGCGGGTTGCGTTTGCAGGCGGTACAGATCACGTCTTCGGCTCCTTCTTGGCTTTGGCGATGATGCGCCATAAAGGGATGATGTTGAATTCCTCGTCGTCGGTGTGCTCGACCTCTCGGAGGTCGTCTTCAATCTCAAGCCGGAACGCCTCGGCGTCGGCTTTGATGGTCTCGTCACCCGCGAGCAGGCGCCCGATGAGCCAGTCGGCTTCCTTGAGCAGCAGCGCGATGGAGTTGGGCGAGCGGTAGCGAAGATTCATTGGCCGTTGTCCTCTTGGAAACGCTCAAACCAAATCTCACGCGCGCGCATGACGTTGGCGAGTTTCCGTTTCATGAGTTTGAACGTGAATTCGTCTCGGCTTCGTTTGTCGCCGCGCGGGAACGCCATGCGCAGAGCCTGCGCGAGGATGTTTTTCTTGAGTTCCAAAATGGTCGCGTCGATTTCCCGAACGTCGGCCTTGGCCGCGATCACCTTGGCTGGGGTCAGGGCGTGCCACGTCATGCGTCCACCTTTTGGCCCGTGGCCTTCAGGAAGAGGAAGTAGCCGATGCAAACCAGCGCGATCAGCACCGCGAGGTCGGCCGCGAAGCCCGCGAAGGCTTCGCCGATGGTGTTGGCGATGTCGTTCATTTGGTCACCGTCCTGAGTTTCATGTTGGCCACGCGCGCGCGGTTGACGAGTTCCGTGCGCGCCTTCCACGCGGCATCGGCGATGCCCCTGGCGTTGATGCGGAAATCCATGCCGTCGATGTGGCAGTTATAGGCCACGCCGTCCACGGTGACGACCGCGGCTCCGTCGTACTTGCCATGCCGCAGCACGACAAACGCCGTGCGCGTCGAAACGTCGATTTTGATGGTGTCGGTCTTCATGTGGTTCCTTACTTGGTTCGGATGATTTGGCGGTCGCCAGCGCGGTAGGCGTCGAGCGTCGGCACCTTGAAGCAAACGTCGGCTTCCTCGCGGCCTTCGGCACCCGTCGAAGACTTGCGCCACGAGCCTCCGCGGGGTTGGTCGTGGTCGCTGACGCGCACGACGAGCATGGATTCGTCACGCTCAACGGTGATGTATCGAGAGTCGCCGAAACTGCCGCGCGAATGCGTCACCGTCCAGCCCTTCGACATGTACAGGTTCTTGAGGTCGTGCACGCACGTGTCGAGGAAGTCGAAGTAGTCCTCTTCGGTCGCCGCGGTTTTGGCCTGCTCACGCTCGGCCTCGGCCTCGTCTTGTGCCGACTGGCGCTCTTCGGCGAGGAAGGCGCGCAAGCCGCGCTCGCCGTGCTCGTTGAGGATGTCGTTGAGCAAGTCGCGGTCGATGTGGCGCGCCGCGAGGAATTCGAAGTCGTCTTGGCTGAGGATGTTTTCGATGTTCATGGTGGGGATCTTTCGGCGGGGGTGCTGGGCGCGCCCGAAGGCGCGCCCGGTTTTGAATCAGGCCGTGACGAGAACCTTGCAAGCCCAGACGACGAAATCGTGGAGGTCTTGCGACGTTTCCTCGGTGTAGGCCACGATGCCGCAATCGGTCGCCGCCTGCTTGAACGCCGAGATCGGCTCAACGTCTTTGTCCATCAGCGCGATGCCGTAGTTGAAGGCGGCGACGTACTTGCGGGTCTTCTCGATCTTGTTCATGGTCTCGGTCGTCATGGTGGGGTTCTTTCCGCGGTGCGCAGCACCGACATGAGAAGGATAGACGCTACGCTATGCTAGCGCAAGCCCACCAAATGAAAAAAAATGCGACCCCTCGACAAGAGGGGCCGCGAGCGGTCGCCGTTGAGGTGGTTATGCGATCGAGAACAGGTTAGCCGACGACCGTTTGAAAGGTGTCCGCGCGCGGGGTGCCCGACGCCGTCGGGCCTCCGATCCCCACCGAAGCCCGCGCGCGAACGTGTCAGAAGGGGATGTCGGCGTCTTCGGGCTCGGGAAGGCCCGTGGGCGGCCCGGAGAGCCTCGCGGCCGATCCGGCCGACCGATCAGCCGAGCCGGGCGCGCGAACGCTCCCGGAGGCGCGGGAGGCGCTCACCTTGAGGTTGGTGAAGCCGTTCTTGCCGGGCGTCACGTCGATGACCACCTCCCGGCCGAGAAGGTAGCGCCGCACGTACGGCGAATCCGGCCCACCGAAGTGCTCGGGCTCGACGTGGTCGCGGGTCAGGTCTTGCAGTTCCTTCGTGGAGCAGCAGGCCGCCACGAGGTTCTGAAACTTCCAGATGAGCGTGCTGGCCGTCGCTAACGGCACCTTGTCGAGCGCTTCGCCTTCGTCATTCGCGAAGATCACGAGCGCGGCCGGGTTGCCCATCTTGTCGGTGACAGGCCCGGCCTTCGCCTCCGTGATGAAGCGCTTGACGGTCACGACGTGGCGGCCGACGCCGAGCCGGGCGCGGTCGCCGCCCGTTTGGGCGGCGTCGGTCGGCTTTTGGATGTTCGTCCAGTCCATGGCTCAGTCCTTTCCCGCCAAGGCGGTGAGTTTCGCGAGCGCCTTGGTGAGCGCCGCGGCGTTCGTGCGGTTGGCATCGACGTGCGCGCGAGCCTTGCCCGTCGGGTCGTCAACGACCTCAAGCAGCCGCAGGCATTTGGCGAACAGGTCGGCCGCGTCGTCGGCCTTCGGCCCGAGTTCTGCCCGCATCGAGGCGTATGCCGCGAAGTCGGTCGAGATCGTGGCCGGAGCGCCGCGGAGTCGGCATTTGGCGTCCCACGCGCCCGGTGCCAGCCGGATCACACGGCGGCCCGTCACGGTCACCTTCTCGTCTTTGTTTACTTGGTGCTCGATGTCCGCGAAGCCGATGGTGTCGCACCACGCGGTCACGACGCCCACGGCCTTCTGGTGAATCGCGAGTTCATGTTTGGTGTAGTCGAGGCCCGACGGGTTGGTGATGTTCCTCACCGCGGAATGCCCGAGCAAGATCACCTCGACGCCACGAGCGCGGAGGCCGTCGAGCGCGCGCAAGAGTTCGCCGAACGTGTCGAGCGCCGCCGCGTAGCCCTTGCCGTAGCCGGGCGCCTCGATGGTGTCCCAGCCGTACTTCTTGCAGACCTCGGCGTGGATGAGTTTTTCGAGCGCGTCGATGGTGTCGATGACGACGGTTTTGTAGTCGGTCGGCACGGCCTCGATGGCGTCGATCACCTCGCGGTAGGTCGTCGGGTGCACGCGGTCAACGTCGAGCGCGTTGGTGCCGTGCTCGATGTCGAGGAAGAGCGGAGACGGCGCCCCGGCCGCGAAGGTGGATTTCCCAACGCCCGGGCGGCCGTAGATGAGGATGCGGTCGGGAGCCGATTGACGGCCTTTGGTGATGTTCAGTTTCATGGTGGGGATCTTCTTGCAGTTACTGGCTCACGGTCGCGATTTGCGCGCCCGTTAGGTCGCCGTCTGAGATTTCCAAAATCTTGCAGACCGCGGCCCGATGGTGATTTTTCACGCGCAGCCCGTCGAGCCAGTTACGGGCCAAAGCGTGACTCACGGCCACGGAGGCCGCGAATTGTGTAACCGTGAGGCCGCGCGCCGCGAGCAAGTCTCGCAGCGTCAAGCCTCGTTGTAGTGCGCCGCCGCGCTTGGTTGTCGTCGTCATAGGTATGGAGAGAACGGAATGGAATCAGGGAAAAGATGCAAGCGCGTGCGGCGTTTGACCGTCGCGCGCTACACTAGCCTAGCGCGGAATCGTCGGCAAGGTCGGGCGCAAATTCTCCTCGACCTCGTATGGCATCCGCGCAGCGTCGGCGCAATTCCTGCTCGATCAGCACCTTTTGCCACGGCGTCATGCGCTCATAAAGTTGGCACGCCACGTGGAACATCGCGCGGATTTCTATCGGCCCCCATCGACGCCAATGGCCGATGCCAGCGCGCCGGGCCGCGAAGAACACCGAGCCCATCGGCGCGTCAGCATTTGGCCTTCTCGTCTGGTGGCGGCTCAAGAAGTTCTCTCGGCAGGATCTCGACGATGGCCATAATGCAATCGAGCCGGAAGGCTTGGTAGTACGGCGCACGGATTTCCAAAAGCCGCGGTTCGATGATGCCGTCCTCGTTGCACGCCAACGAGTTCTTCAGGTTCGGCGCGGTTTTGCTGCATGCGACGATCTTCGTGCCGTTTTCGAAGTAGATTTGGAAGATGCGCGCGCCGTCCCAGTCGCGCGGGTCGTCGGTGTAGGCGTAGCGCGCCGCGTATTCGCTGAAGGTGTGAATGTCCTCAGAAGGTCGAGGCCCGTGGCCGTCGGTAGCACCTCGATCCGTCGGGTTTTCGGCCATAGGAGCACCATGTAGTCGGGGTGGTTGTTTTCGTTCGTGAATCCGTTTTCGAGCGCGTAGTCGTCGAGCGCGGCGACCTTGTACGCGCCGACTTGTACGCCGTAGCGCATGCGGCCTTTGTGCCGCAGTTCGGCCACGCCCGAGCGGTGTGTGTGCCCCGCGCATATAACGTCGGCGTCACCGTCGTCGAAGCGGTGGGCCTTGCCAACGCCGTGCGCCGGGTTCCAGCCGGAATTGCCCGTCACCTTGTGCCGAAGCCGCACGCGGTACTCCACGTCGCCCTCAAGCACCACCGTGAGGTCGAGTTGATACGGGTGGTACGGAACGTCACGGCAAACGGTTTCCATCACGGTGTCGAGCGCCGCGAGGCCCGTAAGTTTGCCGGAGATCAAGTCGTGATTTCCCGCGCATACGCCGATGAGTTTTCCGTCGGCGTTCAGGCGTTGCAGGAAACGCGCCGCGGCGCGCACCTCGCCCGGAAAGTCCACGGGAGACTTGCGGCCTTCGTGCATGACGGTGCGCCAAATCATGGAGTCGAGGATGTCGCCGATGGACACCGCGAAGAGCCGCTCGGTGCTTTCGAGCGCCTTGACGACGCCCTCAAGCCGCGCGTAGTCCACGCCGACCGATCCGACGTGCATATCCCCCATCACCACGATGCCAATCGGTTCGGAGCCCGTGATGCGGATTTCCCGATGCTGTAGTTCCTCTGCGGCCGTCGCCCGGGCCTTGGCCGCGCCCACGAGCGCCGCCCAGCATTCGTCGCCGTCCATTTCTCCGTGCGGCACCTCGGTCGTCACGTTCGCCGAGAGTTGCGCCATGCGCACGCGCTTCGCGGAGTTGGCAATCGGCGGCCAAGTGTCGGATTCAAGCGCCGCGCGAATCTCGGCCCACGTGCAGCCGTACGCGCGCATGACGGTGGTCTCCGATGCAAACGGCGCCTCAAGCGCGCGCAAGCATGACCGCCACAGATACGGGCTCAACACTTCCGACCTCGACAACGCAAGGCGGTAGGCGCTCTGACACCACCGCCTTAGTTCGGCGTCACTTCGTTGCATTTGCAGCCTTGAGTAGTGCCTTCAGGTCTGCTTCGTGAATCAGGAAGTAGCCCGCGGCGGGTTCCACGGTGCCGATAGTAGCCGTGCCGTCTAGCACGACTGTCACCGAATGCTGCGCGACGCGCGGCCATCCTTTGATCTGGTCTTCGACCGGGTGCAACGTCGCCACAACCACATGCGACGTGCCGCACCCGCCAATGGCAGCACAAGCCAAAACAAGAAGCAGGCCGCTACGTCGGCCGCGCTCAAGCACCGCGGCGATAGGCGTTGCATCCAATGGCGTTTTCCCATGCTGCACCTCGGCGGTCACGCTCGGCCGCGTAGCGAGCCAGCCGAGCACCTCGCGCACGATGGCCACGAGCACGGCCACGATGGCGCTCATTTCTTGCCCGCTACTGCCGCCTCGATGTAGGCGTTGACCTTTTCCGAGCCCCATTCGACAAGCAGGCCCGCGGCCTTTGGGCCCGCAATCGCGAGCGCCTTGGCGGCCGCCTTCTTGCGCGCTTGCGTCTTCTCGTCGTCGGTCAACGTGCCATCGGCCGACGCGGCCTTGAGATCATCGACGTACTCGGCTTTCACGGCCTGCACAGCGATGACGATGGCTTCAAGCGCTTCGGTCTTGGCGTCGTTGAGTTCAAGGCGCTTCCCAATCCATCGCACCGCGATGAGCAGCACCGAGAGCGCCACGGTCAAGATGAGGTCTTGCGTTTCGAGGTTCATTGTTGGTGGTGTCCTTTTGCCACGATGTAGGTGGCCACGCCCGTGAGCACGGCCGTGATGAGGTGTTGGAACAGCGACGCCCACGGCTTTTGCGCGGCCATCGTCTGCTCAAGCGCGCGCACGCTCTTTGCGAGTTCGGCAATCGAGCGCGCGAGATTGTTTTGCGCCGCCTCGATCTGCTTGATTTTCTCGTCGATCACGGCGATGCGGATTTCGGAGTCGGTCATGGCGTCGGCTCTGGGGGCGGCGCGGGTTCGATGAATCGCGGCGCTGCGTTGGCGTCGTACGTCCACCCGGGCGCGCACCGCTCGTCTGCTTCCAGTTGAATCGTGAGCATCTCGGGCCATGGCGAGTCACCGCCGCCCCACACCACAACGTTATCGACGAC